GAGCCTTTCCGGGCTCGTCTGAGTCTGTGAAGAGAATTATCTTGCTTGCCTCTAGTTCGCAATTCTCCAAGGCTTTGTACCTCGCGTCTCCCTCCTTGTACTTTGCCTCTTTAGGCGCTCCGTTTGGAAGCGTTGTAGCCGTGTGGCCTGCCATGTGACAGGAGAGTACGTCCATCTCTCCCTCTACGAAAACTACAGTCTCTTTATCGTGGACTTCCTTGTAGTTGTAGAGTATTTGCTTTGCGTCTTTAGTCTGCTTGAACCTCTTGTCCCTGGTTCTGTATTTGATGTTCTCAACTATGCCTTTCTCGTTAAAGTACTGGAAGGCGTACCAGCCGTCTTCATCCTGTATGTTGAAGCTCTTGAGAGCATCCTCGGATATTCCTCTCTCCTTGAAGTAGGCTATCATAACGTCCGTATGAGATCCTTTAGGTCTCTCAGGTCTTACATACTTTTTCTTGGGTACCGCAAAAGGTATTATGCCTGTCTTGAAATAGCTACCACTCCATTCGCAGTGGTGACAGAACCAGACGGTTCCTTCATCATTGATAGTGACTGTAAGAGGATTGTCCCTAGGATTGTGAGGGGGCTGACACTCAGGACATTTGATCTTCTGTGATCCGTGTTGATTTGTCTTCAGGCGTATTCCATATTCTTCAGGTCTCTTGTCAGTGCTCATTTCTCTTCTCCGAAAGGTATTCTGTCAGGATATTTTCAAGATCGTAATCCTTCTCTAGTAGCTTCTTCTCTAGCATCTTTAATACCTGTACTATAGAGAGTCCATCTACGAAATTCTCTTTAACGTAGATTTCTGTGTCATTTTTTATCAGAACTGGCTCTTCTATCTCTTTGCTTTCATTAAGCTTCTTGAAGGCTCTAATCAAGTGATGCAAATCCATTTCAAGTATTTCTAAGAATTGGTCTTTTGATTCTGAGTAGTAATAGTGCTCCTCATTCATATCGTAAGGTATCTTCCTGTCCTCTATTATTGATTGAAGTGCTAGTAGCTTTTTTACTTTCATTTTTTACCCCGCTAGGTTGTTTAGATTGTTTTCTTTGATCACGCCTTTTACTTTTCCCAGTTCGTCAGTCTCAAAGTAGTCATTCCATCTCTCCTGATTGATCCATGTTGACGGATGCGGAATGTAGCGCTTTTCAGTGTTCTTGTTTTCCTCTATGAATCTCTTCAGTCCGTACATCAACTTTTCGCTTTCATTTTTATTTACCCTCTTAAACATTGTTCTCGCGTCCTTCTTGCCCACCTTCCTAGGATACATACTCCAGAAAAGATTGAATCTGCTTTCTATATTCTCTTTAGTTTTATCTTTAGTATTGTTGGTAGTCTGCTTACCCTGCCCGGGGTCTATTATTACCCTAGGGTACTCTGCTACCCCTTCTAGTTTTAAGTGGTATCTATTGCTCGTATAACCACCGTTTTCAAGTGTCCTATGCTCTATGACAAGAAGTCCTAGATCACTGAACTTTTTTATTGCCTTTTGTACCATTTTAGGTGTCTTTAGCCCTATCTTTTCAGCTATGTGCGTGTAGGACGGATAGCAACTGCCCTTTTCGTCTGCGTAGTTCGCCAGCAGTACCAGTATAAACTTCTCTGTAGGCCGTAACCCCTCTATTCCGAGGGCAAGGTTTAGATGATGTATGCTCATTTTTTTCATTCCTCTTTATTCTGCGCGCAAGAGTCTCTAACCTTTTACTTTTTACGACTTCGCATTCCCATATTGTGAGCACACTCCAGCCCAGTCTTCTCAACTGTCTACACTTCCTCTTATCACGCTTCTTGTTTGTGTCAAATTTATCCTTCCAGAAATCCTGGTTGCTCTTAGGCATCCTGAATTTTTCGCAGTCATGGGCGTGCCAGAAACAGCCGTTGACAAATACGCAAGTCCTATATTTGGGCAGCACTAGGTCAGGTTTTCCCGGAAGGTCTTTTCTGTGAAGGGAGAAGCGAAAGCCTTCTCTATGTAGAAAACTTCTCACCAATATCTCTGGCTTAGTGTTCTTTGATTTGATGCGAGACATAATCTCGCTTCTTGTCATGCGTTTCACCCTCATAGGTGAACTATAAACTATCTTTTTTTCTTAGGAAACCTTTTTTGGAATAATCAGAAAATCTGTTTCTTGATTTCAGATACAAGATTCTTAACCATGTAAGGTGGCACCGACATTCCAAGTACGTATTGGACATTGTTGCCCACGAAATCAAAGTCGTCAGGAAAAGTCTGTATTCTGATCAGTTCTTTGTCTGATATGTAGTGCGGATAGTCCCAGTGCATATGGCTAGGTCCGTTAGCCACAAGGGTGAATGTAGGCACCATAGGATTTACTTTATGATGCGAGAAGTAATGTCCCTTAGGATGTACTTTGTCTATAGAACCTCCCGGCGGTATCTGCCTCCAGAAGCCTTTTAGATTATCTCTTAAAGGTTTACGCTCTTCTATGTTCAAGTCTCTAGTTGCGTCTAGAAAACTAACGCTGTTCTTTTTAAAATTAAGTTTTAATTGCGGAAGATTAAGATCCTTTCTTCTCGCTATGAAAAAAGTTCTTTCTCTCTTCTGTGGAACATCCATCTTCGCAGCATTTAAAAGAAAAAGCTGAACTTCATAACCGATGTCTTCTAGACCTTCAAAAATCTCTTTTACGTAACCTTTCGCATTACCGAGAATCAAACCTTTAACGTTTTCTGCTACAACTACTTTAGGCCGAAGTTTGTCTACGGTTTCAATGAAATGAAAAAAAAGATCGTCCAATATCTGAATTTCTTGTCCTTCTCTGAAGTAGTTTTCCTCTCCCCATTTTTCTTCCCTTTTTCCAGCCATACTAAAAGTTGAACAAGGAGGAGAGCCGTCTAGTATGTCTAGTTCGTAAAGTTCGTCAGGCAATTCTTTTGCAGACAATTTATTAAAATCTTGTATAGCCATCTTATATGAATATTTAGGTTTGTGATTATGCTTGTATATCTCCATCATCTTTTCGTCTATCTCTAGGCACCCTAGCACTTCGCAACCTGCTAATTTGTATCCCATTGTAGAACCACCACCACAAGAGAATGTACTGAAAACTTTTAGTCCGTTTTTCTTTTTATTAGATAGGTCTTTCAGATACCACTTATGGCTAGTCATACTCAAAACCACATCTAGGACATTTGTTTGACATTGTGCCAAGGTCGTCTAGACCTATTTCTCTTGCACCTTCAAAGTCTTTTTCTATGTTGAACTCTTCTAATTCCCATCCCACAAATGACGATATTTCATTTTCAGACCATCCTAGTTTAGATAAATCAAAGTCCATGTTATGAAGCTCACGCATTTCCATTTGTAGTAAGGAATCATTCCACTCCGAGTTAAGGGCTAGTTTGTTGTCTGCGATTACATAGGCTCTCTTCTGTTTCTCGGTAAGATTTTCAAGTTTTATTACAGGCACTTCTATAAGTTCCATCTCTTTAGCCGCTGCTAATCTACCGTGTCCAGCTAGTACAGTGTTATTTTCATCTACAAGAATTGGATTTGTAAATCCAAACTCTTTGATGCTTGACGCTATTTGTGATATCTGTTCTTCGCTGTGTATTCTCGTGTTTCTTTCATTCTCGTCTAGAATATCCGTTCTTATTTTCTGTACCTTTATATCATCTGTAGAAGTCATTCGCTGTTACCTTTCCCCTTGTAGCCTCTGTTAGAATTTGCATTTCTTTCTTCCTAGGAATCCTTACACCAGTAACCCATTTTGCAAAAGTGCCTTGGGGAATCCGAGTTCCATAAGAGCTTTCTATCTCTTTTATGAAATTCATCTGTGTAGTCTTCTTCTTGTCTAGATATTCTTTTAGAGTCATATTTATATTCCAAAATAGGAATAATACACGGAAAAAATAACAAGCACAATACTGTATCTTTATTCCAAAAAAGGTTCTATACTAGATCGTGTACATGCGGTTAGCCTTCGCGGTGAGAGTTGAGAAAGGTTGCAAACGAGTAACGACAATCAAAGCGGTCTAACACCGGTCAAGGGTGTTAGTAAGTGAACCCGAGAGGTGGGGTCAGCATAGACTGTTAAAAGACTGCATGCACATTTTATAAAGTAAAAGGTAAGGAGAAATAAAATGAAAAAACCTAAACTGTTAGATAACACTAAGCCCATAGACAGGATTGTCCAATTACTGAACATAGGCTTAACAACCGCAGATGTCTATAGAGACATAATCAAAAACTATAACCACTTCATAACAACCCGAGACAAACAGGAACTGATTGACTTCATAGAGCAGACAGATCAATGCAATGTCTTCGCTGTAGGTGTTATTCCAGATAACGATAAAAAGAAGATAGCATGAGTAACACGATAAGGACTGATCTCTCCATAAAAGAGATCAACTCTCTCTTGGACGCTCTCTACGATTCTGAACTTCTTAATCTACACAGAAAGAGAAAAGGGCATCAGCACAAGGCTGAGAACTTCCTTAGAGTAGGAAATCAGCCTGTTAACACGGCGTTTGACAAGCTTCTTAAAATGAGAAGCCTACATTCAGTAGTAGGAGTAAGCGATGAATAGCAACAACCCTTTTGAGGTGCATGGAATAGAGCATCTATCACCCTCTTCAATCCAGACCTTTCTGGAGGACAAACCTAGGTGGATCATGAGATATTTGTTCGGTTACCAGAACGGAGGTGGGCCGGCTATGTGGAGAGGCACCGGAACAGACGAAGGAGTAGGAGCATTCTTTGGTCTATTAGAAGACAAGAAGACATATACTCAACAACAGTCTCTAGAGCTTTGCAAGAGAATCTACAGAGACCGTTACGAGAGTTGCAAGAAATACTTCAAAGACCAGGAGATAGACCAGGCTAAGCTAGAAATGGAAGAAGCTAGGCTTGAGCGATACTTGAAAACTGCTACTGAGTTTTACTCAACTATCGGCAAACCATTAAGCCACCAGGACAAGGTAGAACTACAGTTGCCTGATCTCCCTGTTCCTATAATAGGCTATCTTGATTTGTTGTATGAGGATACTCTGAGAGACATCAAGACTACGGCGAGAAGTCCTTATAAAGTTTCTGACGCCCATGCTAGACAGGTTTCTGTCTATGCAAAGGCAACAGGACGCGTGCCGATACTAGATTATATTGTTGTGACAGCTAAAGAAGAGAAGGTTGTCTCCTACACTGTAACCGAAGTAGATAGGCATATAAAAACTATAGAGCAAGTAGCTTATTCAATAATGAACTTCTTGTCCTATTCTAATGATAAATACGAGCTAGCGAATACGTGCTATCCCAACATAGACGACTGGAAATGGGACGAGCACTCTATCAAATTCGCAAGCACAATATGGAGTATATGAAATGATAGAACTTACTTACGCAGGTGTCTGGAGAACTCTAGACGCGGTGGACCTGAAAGAATACCACCAGGGAATTGATACAGGCAGAAAAGATAGACAGGGAAAACCAGTAGTCTTTACATATGTCTCTTGGACAGACGCTTGGAAAGTGCTTATGGAATACTATCCTTACGCACAGTACGAGTTTCTTCCAGAGACCTACGAGTCTAACGGTACAGTAATGACCCACTGCAATCTGCACATAGGAAAACTCAAGAGATATATGTGGCTGCCCGTAATGAATTTCAAGAATCAATCAGTTGTCAATCCTACTACGAGAGAAATTCAGGATGCTAGAATGAGATGTCTAGTTAAAGCTATAAGTATGTACGGACTCGGAGCCTATCTTTTCAGAGGAGAGGATCTTCCGTCAGTTGACAAAGATAAAGAGGAACTAGCGGTCAAGAATGTAGATAGTGCCCAGACTACTTACATATTTAAGAACTTGGAAGACGAGATTCTTATAGAGTCCAAGGGCGCAGTAGAATTCCTTAAAGGTCTTGCAGAGGTTCTTCCTCCTGAAAATCCGGGTATAGAAGAAATAAATCTATATGAGGCTAACAAGAAGACGATTGCGGTAGCTAGTTTGCAAACCAAAGTTAAGAAGTATAAGGACGCCTACGAGCGTCTGATAGAAACTTATGAGCAAGGCTAGCAGCGTAACGGACTTCGTATACTTGGCTATGCGCGACGGCAACTGGTGGACATTCTGGGAACTGCAGTCTGTTATCAAACAGAACGCAAACAAGTTCTATGGAGAGCCCACCATAAGCGCTGCAATTAGAGAATTACGAAAAACAGAACCGAGAAAAAAGTACGGCCTACCTTTGACAGGCGAGGTCGTACACATTCGGAGAATCAAAAACAAAAAAGGTAATGAATACCGATTAATAACTGGAGAAAAAAAATGAATGACAGATATGTCCTGAAAAAAAACAAAGGTAACTTTTTCACTGAGAACAACGTGACGGTTCCAAGAAAAGGCAAGATAAACATCAACGACAATGAGAGATACGGCTCTATATTGAAGTACCAAGGAAACGAGAACATAAAAGACAAGTACGAGTTCGTGATTTCATTGGGTCTTCTTCACTACAATTCTCCTGAAGAGAAGAGAAGCGAGAGAACTCCAGATATAGGCGGAAAGATAACAGTGCCTGAAACTGATCTTAGCCCACTTGTTGATGCGATAGATAAGATATCTGAGGAGAACTATGCTGGTGACTACGCACTATTGAAAGCTGATCTTAGTAAGGCTCTAAATGATGTAACAGTAGAGAGAATCTACAAGTTTGGAGGCTGGGCAAGCAAGACGAAAGACGGCCTAGATTACACAAGCATAAAACTCACACCTTGCGACAGAGAAGGCAATCCTATAGTTGAGGAGACAGAGACAACTATTGTCTCGGATGAGAGCATACCGTTTTAGTCATGGACGAACAGATAGAATCTTGGCAGCACCAGATAACGAATCTGGGACCAGAGATAGCAAAAGCTGAAGAGGATCTAGCAAAGGCAGAGGCGATTGTAAAAAAGCTGAAGGCTCAAAAGGAGCTGGAGGCTACAGCCAGGGGCGTTAAAACCGTCTCTGCCCAGCAGACCTACGCTGATTCAAGCGAGGAACTCTACCAGGCTAGACTCAACGTTGGAGTCTGCAAGGGTGTCCTCGCACTCAAGAAGAACAATGTAGACGGAATTAAGATAGGTTTTGAAGAGTGGCGCACAAAGATGGTCAATGCAAGAGAGGAGAGAAAGCGTTATGACACGAAGCTATAGTAGAAAATCAATATCTGATGCCTTTTTTATGCAAGATAGAATAGGCGTAGAGGCAGGGACTATGCCTGTCATAAGAAAGGAATTCATAAGGTTCAAGCCGCATAAAAAAAGAATCAAAGTTTCTGACTTGCAGTTGGCAGGTATATATCTTCTATATAGAGAAAAAAGAATCGTATATATAGGACAGTCTTGCGATGTAAGATCAAGAATAAACGCACATAAAGGGAAAGCAAGCAAGAAAAGATTTGATGAGGTAAGAATCCTGAAATGTCGTAAGAATAGAAGACTGTACTGGGAAAGTTATCTTATTAAGAAGTATCAACCCGAATACAATAAGACTTACCGCAAGTCTAATAAATACGATCTACAGAATCCTGATTTCATGAGTTACTCTACCAGCGAAACAATGAAAGGAAGGGAATTAGAAAACCTGAGAAACTGGATAATCTACAGAACGAGAGACGATAGGGGATTGGTTAGCTTTCCTGAGAGAGAGATGTTCATTCTCTCAGAGTTGGGTAGTCTATTCATGAAAAGATCATCCGTCATAAAGGGCAGGAAGAGCAGGCATGAGTGCGAATGTATTGATCTTTTGAATGATAAGGTAATATTAACTTTCATATTTCTATGCAAGCAGCACGTTGATTGGGACATGACAGAGACCATATTGAGTTACTGTTGTGACGCTTGGGATTTGTTTAAAAAAAAAAGGACAACTTATCTAGCAGAAAGGAACGACCAAACCTATAAGAGAAAAAAATACTTTTGCTCTTACGGTCATGATGTAGAGGCTTATTTCATGGTCCTTTGCATGTTCAATCTCTCAGTTCTCAATGAGGGAGACCATAGATCCTCTGCAAGAATACATTTCGGAATGTCTGAATTTGATACCGGTAAAGAGATAAGAAAGCACTTAATAAGTGAAGAAAGACCTGACGCTTATGATAGAAAGTTCTTGGTAGACAAGAGAAACAGAACGAGAACGAAAGAAGTAGTTGATAGGTTGAATAGCTTTAACGAGTTAAGGCTTCATAATGAAAGAATCAGGCATGCCTACTACGTCAAAAGCCAGACATGAAGGGTAGAAATCCTACTGCCGAGGAGAAAAGGCACATGGACAGGGTTAGTCAACTGGGTTGCATAGTATGCAGGCTTCATGGTTTTCCCGGTGTTCCCGCAGAGATACACCACGTTCATGGAAAGACCAGGAGAGAAACACAGAAATTCAGGGGCAGTCATTTCTATGTTCTCCCTCTCTGCTTTAGTCACCATCGTGAGGGAAACGACAGAGAGCCTATAAGTAGGCATCCATACAAGAAGAGGTTCGTACAAGCCTACGGAACAGAAGAATATCTATTAGAAGTAGTAGAAAGCCTTATAGAACAAGCCTAAATTATTCCAAAAAAGACTAGACGCATTTGCACTTTTCCGTTCAAATATAGATACCGGGTCCAATAAATCCGGCTAAATTGAAAGAAAATAAAGGAGATAGAATGAAACAAGTAAAATTAACTAAAAAGAAACTTAAATTCTTGGGAAGAGAATGTCTTTCTATAACTGTAAATTATACAAAGAGTGATGAAGGTAAAAGACTTTGCATTCGTGAATTTACAGATGGAGAAATAGACTTCCGACTAATTGAAGGTTATGCAGGAAGATATAGTAAAAAAATACCTTTCAAAATATTTAGTGAAGTAGAGGCAAGAACTGCTTATCAAAACTACTTAAAAGAAGGAGAGGTAAAATGACAAGAAAAGATTATCAAAAGCTCGCCGGAGCAATCCAAAGAAACACCCAACCATTCATGATGCACCGACCTACGGTCATCTACAAATCAGCTCTCTTACATGATCTATGCATGATCTTAAAAGAAGACAATTCTAAGTTTGACGCAGAGAAATTCATAGAGGCTTGCTGCGATTCTAATGACCTGAGAGAGAAGAATCAAATGTTATGTGTAACCGATTGGATGGGAGAAGAGCAATGAGAGACTACCAGAGACAAAGGGTATACAACTGGGAGAACAAGCTGGACTGCATGTCAAAGACCAGGGACGAGGAGAAGAAGGTAGCCTCCCTAACAAAGGAAGAGATGGCCTACATAGTTGCGAGACTAAATGACGTCTACAAGCTTGACGTTTCTATCAGGTTCAGGAAAGACGGAAGAAAGAGCTACTTCTATCCGCTGGACAAGTCCATAAGCATCTGCCTCTCTTGGGCTGACAACTGGGGAGTTCTACTGCATGAATACGCTCATGCGATCATAGACGACATGGAATACAAAGCGGCAAGAAAGTATCCAAGCCACGGACCCGAGTTCGTCAGGGAATTCTGCAGACTTCTTCACTACCTGCACCCGGATAGGCCGTCTTTCAAGGATCTCGCGACCTCATTGAGAGAGAGCGGAGTTCACTTCAAATCGCTTAGCGAAACATTCGCGCAGAAGAGAAGACTCAGTTGCCTGAAAATTGACCTGAACGACATACCAGAATCAGTTACAAGGCAGTTTGCCCCCAAGGAAGTCTCTACTGAGGAGAGAAAGAGAAGAGCGGCCTTCTCCAAGATTTCAAGAATCAAGAGAAAGTATCCCCTAATAAATGTAGAGAACGAGGGTTACCAGGACGATCCTATGTACTATGTCTGCTTGAATAACTACCCGAATGACTCTTACATGGACGAGTATGACGAGGTCTGGAAAGATCACGGTAGCTCTTACTGCTATGACGTCTATGACTTGCTCTCCAGATTGGAAGAGTACGTTGACTACATAGAGAGAGATGAATCACTACTTGCCTTCAACGATATAGCAACAGAAGAGAGGAGCAGAGCATGAAGCCTGAAAAAATAGAAATAGACCTCATGGATCAATACATAAGAATATACGAGATTCATGGAGAAGAGAAAGTCTTGCACCAGAAACAATATGTAATGATGCATGCAGCTATAAAAAAGGCTCGCAAGCTTTTGTCTGAAAAGGAGTATAGCTTCATAACGATTGTTGGTAGTTATCTTAACAAGCACGCGAAGGCTATGATTATCAGAGCTGGAGAGAAAGACAGGTACTATATGATAGGACTAAAGAGGAGACTGTGGATAAGACATGAGAATCCTTTTTCCAAGTGGGGATATGACACATACGGAGTATTCTCAACAGACCTGGATGAAAGGAAAACTAGATTGATTAGAGAACACCTAGGAGAATTCATAACGGAGGAACAATATCGTGAAAAATATGGCTACTAAGAGAAGACCTTTTAACTCAACTATGAGGAACTATCTTTATCAGCTAGCTTATTGCCTGGTAATGCTTAGCTTCTTTTTCTTTTTTCTTTACAAACTTGGAGAGTAACATGCACGAACCTAACGAACCGCACGACGAATGGGGAAGACCTATAGGACCGGTGGAGCCAAAGCAGACAATGCTGGATAGATTGAGAGATATTTTTTTCTTCTCTTGTGTAGGCATAATTTTTTTGGTTATATTTGGTTGGATATTGTTGGTATTTATGCCCTACTACCTTGGAAGGGAGATATGGCATAGATTTGAAAATTGGTATATTAACAAATAGGGGAAATACTATGGACTTACAACAGGCTTATAAGAACTGGCAGGAGAATAACGTGGACGAGCATTTGCACATGGTTAAAAAAAGAGAACTAAAACCTAGGACGATACAACTCTGGAACAGGAAGCTAGAGGCTTGGAAGAGCAGAAAGAAGAGAGAACAGGAAGATGCCTAACTTTTTTTATGATAACAGGGATAGCTACGAGGCAAATTTCAGGAGATTCTACAAGGCCAAACAGTTGGAGGCAGAGATGCACAACTACAGTCTCGGACCCATGCAAGAGGAAGTAGCAAGAGAAATGTTTAGGTCTCATTACGGAAACAAGTTCGTCAAGGTAACGAGAATCAAGAAGTATGAATAGTCTCTGGCTTGTACTTGACAGATTACTGCCTGAAAAAATCTGCGATTCAATTCTTGAACATTACGATAATTCTATAACCAAGAACGCCAAGTATGGAGACGGAATCTATGACGAAAGCTATAGATATTCTCGTATTCTAGGCATGCCCCAGGGTGACCAGGCGAATCTCTGGATTGAGAAGATCCTGAACAAGTACGTAATACAGGCAAACGCCGAGTGTTTCGGTTTCAATCTGAACGGCTTCAACGAGTTCCAGATAGCAAAGTATGAGCAAGGAGGACACTATGATTTCCATACAGACATGCGACTGGACGGTAGAAGTTCCATGAGAAAACTTTCGGTGACAGTGCAACTCTCAGAATCTGCAGACTACGAGGGAGGAGATTTTGAGTTTTCAGAAGACATAGGAACTCCAGATCAGTCGTTGATAAGGGACAAAGGCAGAATCATTGTTTTTCCGTCATTTGTTAGGCATAGGGTGAAGCCAGTAACAAGAGGAACGCGATTCTCTCTCGTAGGCTGGTATGAGGGAAATAGCTGGAATTAGTCTTTCTGTTTTTCTGATGTATATCTTATATTCAGACCAGCAAGCGTACATAGACGGTTTTTTTCATCCATACCTTTAGGTGTTAGAGAGAGATCACCTCCCTCAGCAGATACAAAGCCATCTTTTACTACTTCGTCAAGGTGCTCTTTAGGTGTTTCCTCTTCAAACATTACCGAGAGTATCGCTCCCAGTCTCTTGTTTTGTTTCTTAGACAATGCCATTATCTTTGATAATCTTCTCCAAAGCTATGTGATCTGCATTTGAATTTATTAAGTCTGCTTTAAGTTCCTCTGCAACATAAGTCTCCAAATCGTTAAGGGTTTTGGTTTCTAAGAGTAAGTCTAGTGCCTCGCACACTAAAGCCAGTTCTTTAGCATTAATGCGATACCATTCAGACCTGAAATCTTTTTCGTCAAACTTTGCCATTAGACCGCGAACCAATCCCCTCCAATGAACATTATTGCCTCTGCCTCTCTTCTTCTTACCAGACCTTCCAGTACCTCGCCATTGCTCTTGTTCCATCTTCTGATCTGTGCAGGTACTTCTTCGTACTTGCCTTCGTTCAATACCTTCAAAAGAGTACTTTTCTTTAGCGCACCGCCGCCCAAATTGTAGCAAAACGAGACCAACGAATCATAGTGGTGCTGCTGTAATGGGACTTCTACGTAGTCATTGACATAGCCTTCATACTCTATCATTTCTTCTTGCAATAGATACTCAGCTTCTTCCTTGTTTATCTTGTCGCCTTCTTTAACGTCCTTCGTGTGACCATAGCCTATAGTCCATACACCAGCAGGACAGAGGTACGCTTCTAACTTGCAACCTTCAAACTTCTTGATAAGTGATAATCCCTCTTCCGATATCTGCATATTATTCTCCCCATGTACCGTCCTCTCGGACTCTTGCCTTTTTAGTGCCGCCCTTGTAAGGGCAAGCCAGACCTTCTCTAACAAGTACTTCACTTACGTTCTCTCCTTCTACGAATAGATTGCCTAGAATCCTTCCGTATTTGTCTCTGTCAAGGCTTTGCAGGGTGACTTCTCCGTCAAGCAATTCTTTTAACCTGTCCTTCGCTCTTAGTCCAAGTTCCTTCTCTGCTTCTCTCTCTGGATAACGTTTTAGATTTATACGACTCTCCGGAGTATCTATACCGGAGACGCGACAACTCTGATTGCAAATCTTCATGTCAAATCCTAGATTGATCTCAGAAAAAAAGACTGAATCTCCATCTATGATGCGAGAGACCTTTACCTTGTAGGTGTAAAGATCGGGCGTACCGCTCATGCCTTGTCAGTGCTAGGCGATTCTGGTGCTTTTTGTTTTGCCTTCATGATATTGAGCGCGAGTGCGTCAATGAACTTGTAAGCCTTTCCTATAAAAGCATCGTCCTTGGGCGTTGGAGTGGAGGCTGCTATCGCTGATGCTGCCGTCACAATCCAAGTTATCCAGTTTATTATCTCAAATATATCCATAATACCTCCCGGTTTATTTGCCTGATTCTACTTGATTACCTTCTGCTTTATCAAGTTCTCTGTAGTATTTAATTATTGACAATATATCTCTTGTATAACGTGTCACCTCGCTCATTGTCATAGAAAGATTCTCGTATTCTTGGCTAGACAGTGTGTAGAAAGCCCTTTCAGTAGCGTTTCCGGACTCCAGATTATCTAGATACTCTTGCATTGTTGTCGGTGTCATGACTCGCCAGTCAACTTCCGTTAGGCTCATAGGATAGGGCAGGGGTGGGTGATAGATAGGTGTGCGTTCTGCTATGGTCTTGACCTGGACTGGTTTGACTGACTGCAACATTGAGCAGTTCGCAAGTAGTATACAGAAACTAATTATTGCTAGATTTCGCATTGAATTGTTCCGGGTCTGTTAGCTTTTCTAAAGTAGTGAGGACTCTGAGTGAGCCTTTGTTGATTCTGTTCTGTAGATCAACTGGGTCTGCCAGTGCTTCTTGGTCTAGGTCTAGGTTAGCAAATGTCTTTCTGAGTCTGTTGACATCTTGCATAGCCTTCCTTCGCTCTGCTTCCAATAGATTGAGTTGTTCTTCTTGTGCTTTCTGCTGTTGGAGATAGCGTTCTATAGAAGCGTTTTGTTCCTCTATCTGTGTCTCTAAGACTATCTGATTGCCTTTGAGAGTGCTTATCTGGTCTGCCTGATAGTCTATGTACCAGGCAGTGCTTGCGATTGTTACTAATAACAATGCTCCTAGTACTACTGATAAATTCATTTGTATATTGTGTAGACCTCTAGTTCTTCATCTTTGCCTTTTACTTTGATCGGTGGCAATTTTTTAAGTATATGGTCACTCTTTATAGCAGTATTATAGCCAATGAGCAAATCAACGCCGGCCTCTTTCGTAGCTGATTCTAGACGGGCTGCTACGTTTACAGGATCTCCTATAGCTGTGTAGTCAAACCTAGTTTCAGATCCTAGATTACCTATGACTGCATAACCTGAGTTGATTCCAATTCCTATCTTTACTGGTTCTATGCCCTTGATAGTGAGTTCTTCATTTAGTAAGTCTATTTTTCTAAGCATTTCTAGTGCGCAATCTATGGCCTTGTTTTCATGAAATTCCATATCAAGAGGAGCTGACCACAGCGACATACAGGCATCACCTATAAATTTATCTATAGTTCCAGAGAACTTCTGTACCGCCTCTACCTGTACAGTAAGTGTCTTATTCATAATCCAGGCTACTTCTTCTGGCTCCAGTCTGGAGCTTAGATTAGTAAAGCCTCGCAGATCGGTGAAAAGAAATGTAGCGTATCTACGCTCTCCGCCTAGACACAATTTTTCAGGATTCTTCTGCAAGATTGCAATTTGCCTCTTATCCAGGTAATGCTCAAACTGTTTCTTGATCTGTTGCCTTAACTTATATTGCTCAACAAATTTAAGGTAGTAAGAGACACTTGCGATTATAAATTGTGATATTAGTGTCCATGTAACGTCTACCAAGTAGCCAATTTTTATCGTATAAACGCCAAAAACGAGCGTAGAAGCATAAATAGATGCAAAACTAATCAATCCTATGGTGATACTAAGTTTCTGCGTTAGGAGCCACGAAATTAACACTAAGACTATGAATATAGATACTTCTATGGGCAAATGCAGTTCGGGTATCTGTGGCGTATCTGGTATAAGAAGAGATTCTGTTATAGATGCTTGTAATTGATGAGGGTATAAAAGACCAACTGGTGTTGCAACCTGCGGCATGATACCGCCGCCGCTAGTGCCTACAATCACATAAGAATCAGCAGCTTTCTCAAGTTCATCAAGACCTATAGTTGGTGTGTCTACATAGCTTATCCACTTACGCAACATGCTATCCACTTTAATAGGTGGTATTGATGGCACTGTAATCTCATTATCAATCATATTTATGATGTATGTGTCTTGCTGCACTAGCTGTTGTAAAATTTCAACAGAGAATGATGATGCGAATCCATCATCAGTGCGCAAAAGCAAAGGCACTTGCCTGACTAAACCATCAACATCTACAGGCGCGGAGGCAATACCTTGGGCTGAGTATTTTTTTAAGACATCTATATTTTCTACTACACCTCTTGCTATAAATCCACCGCCTGTGTCTTCGCCTAATATCACAGTTCCGGTGGTTGGTGGATACCTGCCATTGTCATTCTCAAACATAGACATAACCGTGGGTCCATAGTTTAGTGCTTCTGCAAATTCTTGATCGCCTCCCATTCTGTCGGGCTGTGGAAACGTAAGCACCCAACCAACACCAAGACTACCGGCTTTTAAGAGGTCTAAGTGTATTTCTGCTAGTCTTTGTCTAGGTAAAGGCCATCCGCCCTCATTTGCTATATCTTGCTCATCTATGTCTAAAATTACAAAGTTACCAGTAGGTTCTTGTTTCTTTATGAAAGCGTCAAATGTTTTCAGTTTGAGGATCTCTAGCGGCTTCATTTGGAGAAGCAAAGGTAAAAGCAGGACTGTGGTAATGATTATGCCTAAGTATTTTTTCATCAGTTTCCCTGTGTTATTTTGATTGTGTTGTCTGAACCACCGTTTACTTTGACTAAATTTTCTACACCGTTTTGTGTAAGTAGCAAAGTGTATGAACTTGAACCATCTAAATCTAATCTGAATGTATCTCCTACCGCCCTTCTGATACTAACTATCTGACCAGTTATTATGGTTGTAATTTGTGTGTCTTTATCTTGCCCTATCTCTGTACCTGCTATCCTAATTCCTGTTGCAAGTTGATTTAACTTGTCCTCTTCTTCAGATACGGCAAGTGCATC